AGTTTTGCAAAACTCAGTAAATGTTACAAGAAATATTCCCACAAATTTTTATTTATCAATTGGATTACAAGACGACTTTGGTTACTTGGGAGGAGTAAGCAGTTATTTTAGTGGAAATATTGGCGCCGTCAAAGTTTATAATACAAGTTTCAGTGATTCCCAGGTTATTAAGAACTATAACGCATTAGCAAAACGATATACACAAGTCGAACCACTTTTAGTAACAGCAAGTCAATGGTTTGATGCCTCCGGAAATTACAGAGTTACCACAGTATCGAACCGCGTATCTTCATGGATTGATAATATTAGTCCGGGAAGCATAAATGCTTTTCAAACAACTAACGCAAATCGTCCATATTATGGTTCTCCGACAACGAATATAATTTCATATGGTCTTCATATGATTGATTTTAAAGACTCTGGCGCTAACTCAATACTAACTACGAACGCAACACTTACAACGACCACCGCATTGACAATATGTTGCGCCATTTACTATTCAGGAACAAATACAACGCTTTCAACAATATTCTCAACGAATGGAACATTTACTACAGGTTCTATTCAGTTATTTATAACAGCTTCAAAAACTCTTCAGGTTACTGTTTCTGGTGGAGCATTACCTAATGCTAACCCGAACGATTGGCTACCTGGATATACATTTTCTGCAAATAATGCTTATGTGATTGTTTTGAATATTAGTTCCGGAACAATAACCGTTCGCGTCAATGGTAGTTCATTTTCTACAAGTATTACCAATAATATATCTATAAGAGCATCTTTATGGAACTTTGGAAATTGGAGCGGAGATTTAAACCGTTTCTTTTCTGGAGGAATAGGAGAGTTTATTTACTTTAACTCATCATTGACACTTGCAAATATGCAAATGATTGAAGGATATTTGGGATGGAAATGGAATGTGTCAAAAACATTTATCTCTACACACCCACATTTTTATTTCCCGCCAGTTTCTAATTATTCTCAACTAACTAGTAAATTTGTTCCGTCTAGCTTTTCTTCTTCTTCAGTAAACGGTTCTTATACTATTTTTGCTTACACTACTGTTGGTTCATTTTCAAATGCATTGAATTATTACATACCATCAGGAAGTGCTACTATTTATGTTATACAAGTTGCAGGTGGCGGTAGCGGAGGATGTGACCAAGCCGGTGGCGGTGGAGGCGGTGGAGTAATCTTCTCAACACTATCTCTAACAGGACCCGATAAAATGTCATTTACAGTGGGCGCTGGCGGTCTTGCAATTACTGGTGGAACCGGAGGACAACAATCAGGTAAACCTGGAGGAAACACAGTCGTTTCATCAACAAATATAAATTTGACAGCTGTTGGCGGCGGAGCAGGAGCTTCATATAATATAACAACTTCGACACAACCATTTGGTGGAACATCTGGCGGTTCTGGCGGCGGTGGTGGAGTAAGTCCATATGGTGGCTTTGCGGGAACATCAGGACAAGGATATGCAGGAGGTACTTGTAATTATGGTGCTTATGCTGCTTATGGCGGTGGAGGTGGCGCAGGTGGTGTTGGTCAATCACTTGTTAGCGGAACTAATACTATAGCTGGTTATGGAGGTCCTGGTATACAAACATCATCTACTCTATTAGGATTTGCGGGGTCCGTTTACGCAAACTATTACTGGGGTGGTGGAGGCGGTGGTGGTTGGGGTGGTTATAATGGTGGTACTGGTGGCGGCGGAAATGGTGGAATTGGTGGAGGCGGCGGAGGTTCAACAAATAGTGGAACTGCTGGAGTAGCAAATACAACAGCTGGAGCACAAATAAATCAAGGAACAAGCGGTCAAGTTGGTTTAGGTAAAGTTGGTGGAAATGGAGGTGCAAACACAGGCGGAGGCGGAGGAGGTTCTTCTCAAGCCAACCAAACTCTTGGTGGTAGTGGAGGTTCAGGAATTATTGTAATTGCTATTCCAACAATATATTTATAATAATTTATACATTCTTGTAATTATTTTTCCAATAAATATTTTATAAAAATAAAATATTTGTTTCAACAGGATAATGCAAAGCCGGGGTTTTATGGCAATTTGGTTGCAAATCTACGATATGCACATATTTATCCGTTGATAAATATATTTTAAACCATAAATAGATTAACTACCTAACCATTCCACAGAAATATATTTCAACTCTACTACATATTCTACCATATTTTCAAGGACATATTTTTCAAAGTATGACTTACTAACAATTTGTTCAGTTGTGTTTCGTAAATTCATTGCAAATTTACAGTAAAATTTATAAGCGTCATAAATCGAAATTATTGTTTTTGGTATAATAGGATGCTGCGACTCATTAAATTTATTCTGTAAATATGCCTTTAATTGTTCCAATCCCATTTGAACATCAGCATGTTTATCCCAAAGCGCACATTTTATATTATATATATACTTATCTTTTTCTATTTCAATATCAGGAAAAAAGTAAGACAATAAATCTAGAATTTGTTTATCATTCATATTTTTCCCAACGTCGTTTCTATCTTCGCACCATTTTTTTAACAAAAAACAAATTTCACCAATTTCATATTCATTTTGACCACATTCTTCATATACTATAGTCTCTTGCCAAAATTGAAGAAACTTCTGAATTAACGGTAAATGTTTACATGATATTCCAATAAAAGCATCTAAGGATTCATTATAAAATTCACTCATTTTGTTTGTTAAAAGTGGCTTCAATGTCTGTTGAAATACAACCGCAGGAAGTTGTTTTGAATCTAAAAACTGTTTCCACAAATACTGCATGTCGCGCCATGATATTTGAGGTGTTCTAACGCAAACATTATCCGATACATCATTTACTTGGTCGCCAAAGGAAGAACTTCTCTGACCGCGTTTTATTTGTAAATAGTCACTTATAAATAAGTTTACAAGAGCGTCAGGAGTTGTATTTTTTAAATAAAATACACTATCGACTAATGCCGGTTCATTGCTTGAGTTCAATACAAATTCATCTGAACTTTTATATCGTATTGAATAGTGACATGCCACACAAATCAAATCTAATGCCATATATGTTTTGATTGGCATCCAAGTATTTTCTGACTGAACAACATTATTTATTTTCAAGAATCTGCAAAATGAATAATCATGTTCATGATATTTATGTCTAATGGTATTAGATAAATTACATCCTATCAATAACTGACATAAAACATTGAGTTCTCGAATGAAGTTTTTTGATTTTGCATCCATAAAATGAACCAAGTCGGTATTTTTCTTAAAAATACTATCTCCTAGTATACAAAGAAAATATTTTGCTTCTGCTTTCGTAGCAAAAAGCGATGGATACAATGCATCAAGAACCATTTGAATGGTTTCCGATTCTGGTACTGATTTTAATAGATTGTTCTCTTTTATTTTTTTCATTGCATAGTTTTTAGTACGTTGTTTCCAACAAAGCAACTGTCTATCTTTGCTAATAGATGATAACACGTGGTGTATAATATCATCTTCATTTTGAACACGATAATTCAACCCGTCATATATAAAAAATTGCTCCGTAGAAGCTACGTAAAAATAATGATTACTAACCATAAATGATTCAATAAATGAATATTGCTCTATTGTCAAATCTTCCATTCTCTGAATTCTTTCTTCGTGTTCTTTTTTCAAGTTATTCAGTATATGTGGTAATTGAAATGTTACATAGTTATGTGTTTTTGAAAGCATGTAAGGGTCGTCCCTATATTTTTCGAATAAATGTTCTACCATATTATGCGCATGTTCTAAATTAGAAATAGGTTCAACTGTAATAGCAAAACTATGAGTATCTGACATAAAATTATCTAATAAAGTAGAGTACCATTTATATTGTTTTTAAATATAATGTCATTCGACTAGGATTCAAAAAATTGAACATGAAAAACCTATATATTATATTACATTAGCTCGCGTAATTGTTTCAAATAGAATACAAAATGACAGACTTCAGTTTTATTACTTCTGACCATGAACGTAACATGGTAGAAAGCGCTTTCAATGCTATTACAATTGCTGAGAAATGGGAATTTCTAAAAACTTTTGAACCAGATGAAGGCGAAGGATTTATGTTTACAAAGAATGAAGAAGCAAACAAATTAATGAACTATATTGACACTGTATATAAAGAAGGCCATAGCGGCGGTTCAATGGCTTGGACTATGAGAATAATGCAAATAATTGCCAGGGAGGGGGTTGTTGGTCTTTCTGCTAAATGGAAATCGTAACTAATTTAACACCATATATGCGATTTAAAAAATACATTTACTATTCATTTTATACGGGTTTAATTCTTAATAGAATTTCAGAAAATATTCTTTTTTTTGAAAAATAAAGTCGGTAAATTTTTTGAAAATGGACATTTTTAAAATGTCCAAAATGGAGAACCTACGCCGAAAAGTTCCCAAAAAATTGATTGAAAGCATAATGCTTTGAATACAAAAAAAATCATGCAAAAATTGGCTGCATAATTTTTTTTTAAAAAATGGACATTTTTCCGATTGGAAATATTTTTCGCTGCAAAAAGTTGCTTTTTTTGTTATTATTATATTTTTGTTACCATTTACGTAGTATTTTTATTAGAAATCTGAATTGCAACTTTGGAAATAAAATTGCAACTTTGGAAATATTTTAGCAACTTTGGAAATAAACAATATAAACAATATATATCTACACGTAGTAAGGTAATGAAAAATAGTAAAAGATACAAATATTGCTGTGAACCATGTAATTATGAAACAAATAATAAAACCAATTTTATAAAACATGTGTCAACTATTAAACATATAGATAAACAGAAGAATGTTGAATTTGAGTTTGATAAAATGGACACTATAACTAAGCGAGATAGTTATGTTTGTTGTATCTGTAAGACTTCTTATTTATCAAATTCAGGATTATGGAAGCATCAGAAAAAATGTGAAAAAATATCACAAGAATCGTTATGTTTGCCAGTCGGCGAAAAAATGTCTGAAGACGAAGTTGTTACAGAGCTAGTAAAACAAAATCAAGAAATAAAATCTATGTTATTGAAACAAATTAATGAGAACCAAGAAATTAAAAGTCTTTTGTTAGAACAAAATAACAAAATTGTTGAAATATCGAATAAACCGAATATTATAAATAATAATACAAATAATAATTTTAATTTGAATGTATTTTTAAATGAACAATGCAAAGATGCTCTTAATATAATGGATTTTGTGAATAATTTGAATATTGAATTTAAAGACATTGAATATGTTGGAACGCATGGGTTTGTAGAAGGTATTTCAAAGATATTCATGAACGGGTTGAGACAATTGGATATTTATAAACGGCCAATACATTGTACAGACTTGAAACGGGAGACCCTTTATATCAAAGACGAAAATACTTGGCATAAAGATACAGATGATAAACAAAATATAAAAAAATTTATAACAAAGGTAGCCAATAAAAATATTCAAAAAATATCGGGTTGGTACAAGGCACATCCAGAAACAGACGTTCATGACTCAGCTGCATATAATCTACACCTGAATATTATGAAACAATCTATGGGCGGTTCTTCATTGGAACAAATGGAGAGGAATAATGATAAAATAGTAAAAAATATAGCAAAACATGTTATGATAGATAAATCTTGTAAAGGACTTGAACCATTTATTTTGTGAGTTTATAAATAGAATGGTTTTATTATTTGGGTATACATTTATAAATATAAGTATAGTGATAAACAAAATATTTCTCATTATTTGTATTATAATAAAGTATTTGTTTGTTCTTATCATAATCAATGTCATAGTTATTTATTAATGGTGAAATATGCAACATTCCATTATAAACAGCCAAAAATCCATTATCATATAAACTATGACAGTATCTACACATAAATTCTACAATATGTTTGTCATTTATTTCATTACGATTCAATAGACATCTTGGTTTTAGATGTGCGGTTTCTAATAAACATAATGGTAATTTTTTATAACAAATTATACAGATTTGTTCTTTATTTTCAATCAAATAATGTCTCAACATTTTTTGTTCATTTCGAATTTCTCTCAATGCATATTTTATATGACGCTTGTCGTGTTTTTTGTAAAAATTAACAATAATTTTTGAATAATAATATTTATGGTCATTCAATATTACATTTCCTTCTTCTGTTAAATTATAATGCGTATCTGTCAAAAAAAGAATATCATTTTTTATTAATTTTGTTAATTCTGTTTTTATATCATATATTTCAACAGATTCATTACATCGCGTTTTTATGTAATTATGAATGTCATTCAGTGTATTTTTCTCTTGTAAAATAAAACAATTAATAATATTATCTTTCATATTATTAATATTTTGAAAATAGCCTTTAACCTCTTCCCGTAGATATTTTTAGTATTTTTTACAAATTGCTACAATACATGTCTGTTAATCCTTTATAATGAAACCATAATATTATAACCACGCTTTCCGGGTTTATTGTTTACATCAACGCCCTTACTTTTTTCTTCTTTGTAATTTAATTTTTCAAATTCTTCTTTAAATTTTTTTTGTATTTTTATAATTTTCTTACCATTTATCTTACACCACATTTCATATATTCCAAATATGTCTTTCAATCCAAATCTTAAATTCAATTTGTCTGTTTTTCTACAACATGAATTGACGAATAACAATATATCACCATCAACTATTGGGTCTTGAGGAGGCGCAATAGTTGATTGTATAACGTTGGTTGAATGAATTGCGGGAGATACAATATTCAATGAAATAATTTCTGGTTTATTTTTATCGAATAGATATAACCAACCATCCGGAGTTTTCCAATAATATTTTTCAGGTATTTTATTGTCATCTTCTATAAAATTGTCGTCGTCTTCGTTTGCATAACCATGAGTATTTTGTTTTTTATATTGTTCTTTTAGAACTGAATATTTAACTTTATCGCCATTTACGGTGTAAGGAGTTTTTTTGATATAATCATTTGTTTGTCTTGGTAATACCCTAACGTTTTTATTTCTGAAAGAAACACAAATATAAGGATTATTGTCATCATCATAAGCTATATTAACACGCCTATTTCCATCGCGCTGTATATCATTTACACCATCTTCAATTCTAAAACGGATTATATCATCAAGTTCATTTAGTTTAATCTGAACTTTATTTCCACCAATACTTTCACAATAAACGTTGTTTATTTTTTCTTTTCTTTCTTCAAACCACTCTAATTTAATTGGATTTAATTTTAATCCATATTCAATTTCTGTTTTTTTGATACATTCGTTTACAAAATCAATTGTGAGTTCATTTTCGAATTTATATGTTTTTGTTTCAATCTTAGACATTCCAAATTTATCAATAAATTTATCAATATTTGTTTCTTGTATTTCGTTAATACAAACAAACTCGGGCAAACTTGTTCCTTTACACCACTCACTTAATTCATAATCGCTCATATCATCAATGCTTATCAATGAATAACCATTCATTTTTTTATCAAAATGTTTCATACGTTTTAGATTTTTTCGTTTCTTTGACACATCAATATATTTCATATATTTACCAAATTTTAAATCGCCGTTATCAAAAATTCTATTTTCTAATAATTCTTTGATATCTTCCCAACTCTCGCAATTCATAATTAATTTTTCAATTTCTTTTATGAATTTCACATAAAAATTTTGTATTATTTCTTTCAATTGGGAGGTAGTCCATAAAGTAAGTTTCATAGTTCCATTTTTTAATTCTAAATCATTATATTTCCCTTGTAATCTTAATCTCTGTGATATGTCAGTGCAATTTAATGATGCATGTGAGACAAAGTACTGGTCTGTCAAATGAAGTGAAAAACTATCATAATCATCACTTGTAAATGAATACCCTCTTTCTCCATACTTGCCTGTTATCGTTACAATCGTCTTATTTATTATAGGCTCATTGCTTTTTTCAAACAAAATTCTTAACAATTTATAAACAAGCTTTGTATTAAATATTTTTGTATTAATATTGAAATAGCAGTAATTGTTTGGTAGTTTTTCGGATTTTTCAATATCTATAGATGAACCATATACTCCTCCAGTTTGCCATAGTCGGTGCGAATTCTTGGAGTCCCATTTAGACCAGTATTTGATTTCCTTTTCATATTTTTTTGATAAATACAATCTTAAACAATTTCCATGAAATATTATTATAAACAAATTAGCAAAATCATTCATTATTTTATCTAGTAAAGAGAATTGGTCTACTCTAATTTTTTCTTCACTTATCAACAAAGAATTGTATTTAATTACCGGTCTTTTCAATATTTCTTCTATTATTTTTTTGATATTAATATTATAATCTTCAATAATTTCATAGCATTTTTTTTTCTTATGGTTCTCAGCGTCTTGATAATCCCACCATGAATCAATAAAGGCAGTATTAAAATGTATACGATTATTAAATAATCCATAATAATCATCGGACCTTTTCATTTTATGAACTTTTGATATTTTTATTTGTATATCAGTATGGTCACTCAACCTGGTTGTTATGTTATATAACAATGAATGCGCTGTTCCAGTAATATGTAGGACGTATTTTACTTTTTTATATATTTTTGCAAGTAATATTTCACATGCAGTAGAATCCTTTTTGTCATTATCATTTGTTCTATCATTTGAAGAAGTTGGGCTCATTAAATCGCTTTCATCAACTAATACCGTTATATTAACAAGTTCATTGTTATAATAGATATATTCACAGAATTTTTTATTTATTTTTGCCAATGGTATATGATTCATCAAACACCAATATATATCATTAGAATTCATTGCTTCTTTGTTACTTAATTTATTAATAATGTCATTACTATTAATGTCTTTTAGTTCTGGGAGTTTGAAATCTTTCCAATATTCAACATTTGTTTCGTTGAAATATTCTTGGAGTTCATTATTAAATTCGTTACATAAATTTTTTATAAATTGGATGTTAAAATTATAATTTTCTGTTCCGACGATATCATCTTGTAACTGTTTTTGGTCTATTTTTAGATTTCTAAAAATATATAAAACGGGTCTTTTTAGTATATGAACTGAAATCCACATTATTATACAAGCATGAATTCTTTTTCCAAGCTGTATGTCGCCCCATAACAATTCTACTATAGATTTTTCATTGTCATCTAAATTGAGCGCATTCAATAAATCTTCTTCAAACGAAGCAATATTCAGATTCTTAGGAATATATTTTAATTTTATTGGTTTATTTCCCCAATTGTGTCGTTCTAAACTTTCACCATTAATATATGTACATTTATTCAACATAACATTTATAATTTTTTCAAGAGGTTTTTTGAATATTTCGTTCCTTTTTTTGTAAAACGTATTTATTTTGTCTTGTAGATAGTTCATTTCTTTCATTTTAATTACGTATATTCCAATATAGGCATTTCTTTATATTTATATTTTTAAAATAATACTAATATTTGCCTTATCTATTTATGCCTATTCGCCAAAAAGATTCAATTACTATAATTTATTCAAAAAATGAGTTGCACAAAATAAATAAAAACTAAATAAAAAAGAAATTAGTATATGTTATAATCTTTATAAAATGTTACTTTTATCAAAGCTTTTCAAATTTGTAATGTTTACTTCGGCAAAATATTCAATTGATGAGTCACATGGATTATCACATAGTATGAATGTTCTTTATTATGCAAATCAAATATATGATTCTGAAGTTTTTCAGAAACCTTATATTAGAAACCAAAAACGCATTATTCTTGTATCGGCTGCTCTACATGATATGTGTGATAAAAAATATATGAACGAAAAAGATGGAATAAAAGAAATAGAATATTTTTTGGAAGATAAATTGAAACCGGTAGAAATTGAAGTAGTCTCTGATATAATGTCTACCATGTCTTATTCAAAAGTTAAGAAGAATGGATTTCCTGATTTGAAAGAATATCAAACGGCTTATCATATTGTACGTGAGTCAGATTTACTAACGGCTTATGACTTTGATAGGTCTATGATTTATCATATGAGCACAGCAGGAGTTAGTTTAGAAGATGCCTATGTGAATGCCAAAGAAATTTTTTTATCAAGAATATTGAAACATAACGAAGATAACCTCTTTTTTACAGAGTATGCGAGAAAAGAATCTATATCCTTACATACGCAATCTTTATATAGAATGTTGTATTGGAAAAATATTATAGATAGTCAACCGACTTGATTGGCGAAAACAAATATTTTATAAAAATAAAATATTTATTTGAATGGCTAAAAACGCTAGATAGAGTTTAAGATGTATAATATGTTATTACGACCAAACCATTTTTACCAGAATTTCCCGTTGTTGATGCTCCAGCTGAACCTAGACCAGCTCCCCCTGAGCCAATATTACTACTTGTATAAGTAGATGGCAGTGCGTTTGGATTTGCAACTGTGGAACCACTTCCACTTGAAGATACTGATGAAATAAAAGTTAATGCTGTATTTGAAACATAGCCTGACCCTCCGCCTGCTGCTCCCATAGTTGTTGCGCCACCGCCATAATATCCTCCTCCTCCTCCTGACGCATAACTTACAGCGCCTCCGGTTCCGCCCTGATACTTTGAACCTGCACCAGAAGCAGTTAATCCCGGGTCACTATTTCCCGCAATTCCTCCAGCGCTTTGCGTTCCTCCACCGGCGTTCGTTCCGCTATCTTGAACCCCCACACCACCTGTAGTTCCGCCGCCAGAACCACCCACTCGACCACCAACCCACCCACTGCCAGTTGTTCCTCCTGCGCCGCCGCCTCCTGCAGTTATTATATCGTCTGTACCTCCACTTAACCTTACTGCGCTCCTACCTCCACCTGAAGCGCCGCGCCAATTAGTATCTGTACTACCAGTAACTCCTCCGCCGCCACCATAAGATGCAACCGTTCCTCCACCATTAGATGTTGCAGTTGCCCCTCCACCTCCAACAATTACAATAATACTCTGTGAAGGGGTTATTGTGAAATAAGCTGATGTATATCCTCCTCCTCCGCCTGAATAACATATAGTTGGAATTGCTCCTGTTCCTCTACTGCCACCGCCGGCTCCCCAAGCTTGAACAAACATTCTTGTCGAATTAGAAGGCACAATTATTGTTTGGTCCGCACCAGTATAAGTATAAATTATTGTACTAATAACATTACCTGAAAAATTATATATAGAAGTACATTCTGCTGCAGTCAATACACGCTGATACATTCTGAAATCTGCTATTGCTCCATTGAAAAGAGGATTTGACCAGTCGTTATTACCAAATGAATTTATCTTTCTTGCAACAGAATTAGGATAGTAGCTTGTTAAGGTGGTATAAGACGCACCATTCATATATATTACCATATTACTAGTGTTACTTCCAGTGGGCGCATATGTCATTGTCCAAACAATATGTCTCCATACATTATCATTTACTGTCGTTGAACCCAAATTAAATTGGTCATAATAAGTTGCTCCATTATAAGTTGAAATTCCAATTTTTCCTGACAAAATTAAAAAGAATATTGAATCGTTTCTCGAAGTAGTGCTAAAATTAAATATTCTAGAATAATCGCCAGTATTATCTGCTCTGAACCAAAAAGAAAATGATAACCCATTTTTACCTGTAATTACAGTTGGAATAGTTACATATTGACTACTCGCTGAGCTTAACGACAAGTGACTTCCGCCGGATTTAAATGGTGTAGTTGTTGATATACTCGCTCCGCCAACAAACAATGCATTTGACCCAACTTTTGCAAGCAAAACTGAATTCAAAGAAGCGTCTGTTGTTTTGAATGGATAGTATAGATTCAAGTCGTTGTACGTATCCTTGTAATAATAAAGAGATTGCACTTCAGCGCCGGTCAATACTCGATTAAAAAAACGAAAATCATCTATATGTCCTGTATATTTGTTAGCAATGTCAGCAGCGGTGTAATTACTTTTTCCAATGTAGTTATTACTCCTTGAAACAAGCGAAGGATATCCAAATGAACTAGTTGTATAAGCAGAAGTGTTGTTTAAGTAAATTGTCCAAGCTCCGTTAGATGCTATATTCCAGACAACATGATTCCAACTTCCATCATTTATGTTTGTCGCGTTTATTCCAGTTGTTCCTTGGATTCCCCATAAGTATGGGAAACGGTTATTTGGTGTAATACTACTTGATGTATAAACATAAACCCAACTACTATTTGTTCTGGCGCCGGCTACCCATGAACCCGAATTCGATAAAGATACACATAAACCAGCAGGACCTCCAGCATTCCATGCCGCTATAGCTATACAGTTGTATCCGACAACTACATTTACTGAGAATGTTACTTGTGATGTCCAGCCACCACCAGTTGAAGTGTTTACTCCGGCAACATTTGTTCCGTTAAAATAAACATATCCATAATTATCAATCATTACATAAAGAGTACCAGTATATGCAGTTGCTGAATAAAAAACCTTTTGAGTGTAAAACTGAGGTGTAGTGGAAGCAGGATAATCTTGATATCCATTAGAAGTTACCCAAATTTGTTTTGCAGCTGGGTCGCCAGTTGTAACATTCCATGGCCCTATATTGTATGCACCCATTTCAACCATTGCCGTATATGAAGGAACTATATGTGGATAAATAGTGTTTGTGTATAATGAAAAGTTTATGTTATCCGCAGACATGTTTCCAAAACTAAATATACTAGAATAATCAGGACTTCCACTTCCTTTTATCCAGAATGAAAATGACATACCACTTGAAACCGGCGTAAATGTTTTTGCTGTTGCATAAGCAGTTGAAACCAAAGAACCTGTTCCAAATTTATAGTTATCAGGGTCGTAGTTATTTACCAATGCCGTTCCCGACGATGCTGTTACAGTTGCGTCAAGTGTTCCTGCTAACGTATAATAGTTGGCTGTTGCGTAGTTGTATAATGAGGAGCCCGAATAATCGCCAGAGTCAAATTTGTAATAAATAACGCAGTTACTATCATAGTTCAATGGAAAAGAAAAGTAATAACCGCTTCCATCATAACTTGCATTACCATTTGGCACTGTAAAAGAAACTTGAAAATCACAATTTCCGCCTGACTGACCATACTGTATTCGAATTGGATAAAAAGTATCAGCGTCTAGCGCAATAGTTCCTGATACAGCTGTTAGCGAATGTATTCCCAAATTATTAACAACTGTATTTGTTGTAGAATATCCAGAAATCGCAGGACTTCCAATCCATAAAATACTTGCGTCATCAGAATTTGTAGTGAACGTAAAAAGTCCAGAAAATGTTCTTGTATAAAAATATCCCAACCATTGAAGGGAAAAATTAGTTCCTGTATTGACAGACTTTGTTGCCGCAGACGAAGTTGATAAATTTGTCATATTGAATGTTGTTCCACTTCCTGCAGGCGTTAATGCGTCAAAAAATGTTACATTGTCAGAAAAATAATTTGTATAATGAGAAAAATTCAATCCTCTTGTAAAATAATAAATAGAAATGACTGCAAAAAGAGTAGTTCCGGTTTGTGTTAAGAGAGTTATTGTTATTCCATTACCATTATACAACGTTATAGTATAAGTATAAGAAGTTCCTGGAATTAATCCCTTATCTACAACAAATCCTGTCGTAAGTGTTTGCGGTGTAGGATTTGAAGTGTAATTACTAGAAGTATCAGCAACTATAGGAATACTTGAAGCTCTTGTAACAGAAACATTTCCTAATGTTCCGCCATAATATCCTCGCCAATTTACTTGAATACTTTCGCTCGTTATATTTGAAACTGCTAACGATTCGCCACTCGCCGCAGTATAAATGCTTCCTACAGTATAAAATCCCCCCGCTGTAAGGTGACCAGTTATATTGTTTCCGTTGTAAGGAAGTAGTGTATAAGAATATAATGTATTTGGAGAACTTGCACCACTGTCTGTATAACTACTTGTGGACGAAGTGATATTTGCCACATTCGAACCATTTCTATAAATATCCAATTTACTGTATCCTCCATTTGCGCCTGTAATACCACTTATTTGAATTGATGAAAATGTTACGGTTCCAAACGATGCGGCTGTTATATTAC